GATGGCGAAGCTGCTCGGCATTGGCGCGCCGGTCCAGCTGGGTGCGGCGACGCCGCCGCCACCGGGCACCGGCGCCGGGTGGATCGGGCCGCCGCCGTGGCCGTGGCCGGGCGGCTCGGGGTTCTCCTCGTGACCTTGCACGCCACGTTTATCGACGAGGGGCGCCAGGCGGAGCACCCGCCCAATCCGAATTTCCCGCTCGGGATCGGTGTCGACGGCACGGCTGGCCGACCGGGCTGCTCGGTGGCCTTGCGGTATCCCGCGCTCGGTGTTGGCAAGTGGCTCATTCGCTGCGACGTGTGCGGCACGAACGCAATCGTCTCGGCGGCTGGCCGGAGCGACGATCCGCACACCGTACGGCTGCCCTGCAAGCCACAGGGCACCGCCTGATGGACTGCCCGAACCATTGCCGGCCGGACCGGGGCGGCACGCGGCGGCTGGCGGACGGGCGGCCCTGCGAGACGTGCATCGGCGGCGTGGCGAGCTGCTGCGACGCGGCGGGCTCGGCGAGTTCGGGTATCATACCCGATGCAACCTATGTTCCGGCCGCCAGTGGCGCCAATGGGCGGCCAGGTGTAACAGATGCCGGACCCTGACCGCCGCGAGCGCATCGAGGCAGTTGCCAAGCAGTTTCTGCTGCAGACGATCATGCCGAGCATGCTGCGGGACAACATCAGCGTCACGCTCAATGGGCTGGCGCTCGGCCTCGCCTGCGTCTATGTCACCGCCGGCGCCCGCCGGGACCGGCGCCAGGCCTGGGCGTTTTTCACCAAGGCGCTCGAAGCCAGCTGCGCGGCGCTGGTCGATCAGCTGCGGATGCCACCGCGGCATCGCTATGTCGGCGAAGTGCTCTGCGTCGGCGACGATACGCTGTGGTTTAGTTGGTGGATCGGCGCGGCCTACGATACCGCCGCTCGCCTCCCCCCAGGGGTCAAGACCGGCGAGGTCGAGAGCCCCAATGGCGCCAATAGCGGCAAGAGCCTGAAGGACCGTTTTCCACTCGCCGGAATGACCCCTGGCAGCTACAGCTGGCGCCGTGAAGCGGCGCGCCTCGAAGCGCTGCTCGCCAGGCTCAACTGGCGCGCGCCGGCGGACGGCATGTCCGTTTTGCAGACTGACGATGCCGGGCCCTGACGACATCCTGCGGGCGCTCCGCGAGCTCGCGGGAAAGCGCCTGCTGGTCGGCATCCCCGCGGAGAACAACACCCGGCCAGGCGAGCCGATCGGCAACGCAGTCTTGGGGTATGTCCACAATTTCGGCTCGCCGGCGCGCAACATTCCGGCGCGGCCGCATCTGGTGCCGGGGGTCGAGGCAGTGATGCCGGCGATCCAGCAGCGCCTCGCGGCGGCGGCCAGCGCCGCGCTCGCCGGCGACGAGGCGGCCGTCGATCGGCATCTCGGCGAGGCCGGGACCGTCGCGGTCAACAGCGTGCAGGCGACCATTCAGGCCGGCATTCCGCCGCCCTTGTCGCCGCGCACGGTGGCCAGGCGGCGGCGCCGCTCGCGCGGCAGCCGGTACCGGCGCCTCGCGACCACACCCGCCGACGTGACGCCGCTGATCGACACGACCTCCTACCTGCGCTCGTACGCCTGGGTCATTCGAAAGGTTAGCTGATGCCCGAGCCCACCGCCGAGCCGCTGCTGCAATTCTTCGTCTTCGCGCATTTGCGCGCCGACCTGCAGCCGGTCAGCTCGGCCTTTGCCGATCTGGCGCATGAGATCGTCGCGACCTTGCCGCGCAACCCCGAGCGCACCGTCGCGCTGCGCAAGCTGCTCGAAGCCAAGGACTGCGCGGTGCGGGCTGTGCTTTACCAAGACCCGGGAGGGGAGAGGCCAGCCGTTGCCGGTTGACCTCCCCCTGCTGCTATCGGATGATCTTGACGCTCACGCGGAAGATCACCACGATCCGCAACAGGAGCTTGCGATGGTAGCGCATCGCATTCTCCCTCTCAGGTGCCGGCCGTCTAGTGGCCGGCATTTGGCGTTTTAGAGCACCGCAGGGGCTTCAGCCATGGCGACGCTCGATGTCTAGGACATCCCGGTGTGCGCCGAGTTCGCCGACCGCTTCGACGTGCTGCGGCGCGCCGAGACGATCAGCGAGTTTGGCCGCTCGTCGACCACCCAGGTCACCGCGACGGCCTATGGCACGATCTACCCGACCGGCGACAACAACCTGGTGCGCCAGGCCGATTTCGAGATCGGGCGGCGGACCTTGACCTGCGTCACGCCGTTCCGGCTGCAGCAGGCCGCGCCGGGGTTTCAGCCCGACCTGGTGCTCTACCGCGGCAACCAATACGTCGTCTCGGCGGTCGAGGACTATTCGCAATACGGCGCCGGGTTCATCGTCGCGCAGCTCTCTTCGGTGATCGCGATCGACCAGCCGCCGCAATAGGGCCGCCGGCCCTTTCCCCAGGCCCCGCAGGGCCGAGAATCCCACCTGCGTAAATCGACGCCAGGCCTCCCCCGGAGGGGCCCTGATGGGGGGAACCGGGCGGGGAGGGGCATAGGGGGGGTCCGCGGAAACGCGCGTCAGCGGACCTTAAAATCGATTTTTACGGATAACCGAAAAAGGGAGGGAATCCGTGACGATCCCGAACCAGGCGCCCGACTCCAGCGTCGCCGGCTTTCTGCAACCGGTGCCCCTCGCACCGCCGCCGCCCAACCCGCCGCCGATCGAGGGCCAGAGCCTCGAAAACTACATCCAGCAATTCATCGCCGGCGTCGCCGGGCTCGACGGCACGCTGGTGCGCCCGCGCTTCCAGGTCGAGCCGCCCAACATCCCGCCGTTTGACACGCCCTGCTGGGCCGCCGCCGGGATCACCCGGCACCGCCCGATCGGGTCCTACGGCGCGATCATCCACAATCCCGGCAGCGGGCCGCTCGGCCTGTGGTTTTCGCTCGACCAGGCCGCCGCCGGGTTTGACCAAGGCCAGTGGCAAAACCCTTCCGGCAACGCGCACGATCTGATGCAGCGCCATGAGGAGATCGATCTCCTCGTCTCGTTCTACGGCCCCGAGTGCGACACCTTCGCCGGCAACCTGCACGACGGGCTGATGATCTGGCAGAACCGATCGGTGCTGCGCCTGGCCGGCATCGCGTTGGTCGAGGTCAGCGACGGGGTGCGCCTGGCCGAGCTGGTCAAGGAGCAATTTCTCGATCGCTACGACAAGGTGGTGACCCTGCGCCGCATCGTGCAGCGGGTCTATCCGGTGCTCAACATCGTCGACGCGAAGGGCTGGGTGCAGCCCGAGCCCCAGGGGATCTACCAGGCCCCGTTCGACACCAGCTCGCTGCCGCGCGCGGTTCCTGCGCTTCCGTAAGTTCTCCACTACTCAAAGGGGAAGGCCATGTTGTCAACAGGGCTGCCAGTCAGCCGCTATGTGCCCGTACAGATCTCGATGACCACGCCGGGGATCGTCGCCGAGAGCGTCAACACCTGCCTGGTGGTTGGCTCGAGCGACGTCATCGACACTGGCGAGCGCATGCGGAACTACGCCGACATTTCCGAGGTCGCCAGCGATTTCGGCACGGTCGCGCCCGAGTATCTCGCCGCCACGCTGTGGTTCGGGCAGTCGCCGCGACCGAGCAACCTCAACGTCGGGCGCTGGGCCAAGACCGCGACGGAGGGCGAGCTGGTGTGCGGCGTCCTGCCGCCGACCGAGCAGGATATCGCCTTGTGGACGGCGGTCACCACCGGCGCGTTTCACATTACCATCGACGGCGGCACCTCGACCGAGGTCGGGCCGCTCGACTTTGCGGCGCAGACCAACCTCAACGGAGTCGCGACGATCATCAACACCGCGCTGGCGGCGCTCCTGCCCGCGGCCAGCTGCGTGTGGAACGGCGAGCAGTTTCTGATCTCCTCGGCCAGCGCCGGGACAACTTCGAGCGTGAGCTTTCTGACGGCGCCGACGACTGGCGTCGACATCTCGGCGCAGCTGCACGGCACCCAGGCATTAGCCGAGCGCAGCGTGCCGGGCCAGGCCGCCGAGACCGCGCTGGCCGCCGTCACGATCCTCGATCAGATGTTTTCTTCGCAGTGGTATGGACTGGTTTTCCCGGAGGCAGTCGACGCCGACCACGAGCAGATCGCCGCCTATGTCGAGGCCTGCGACCCGCCGCACTACTACGGCATCACGACGCAGAACACGCTGGTGCTGAGCAGCACCAACAACAGCGACATCGCCGCGGTGTTGAACGGGTTCGGCTACAACAAGAGCGCGGTGCAGTATTCGACTTCCTCGCTCTACGCGATCATGAGCTACCTCGGCCGCATCCTGACGACGCAGTGGCACGGCCAGAACACCACGATCACCTTGATGTACAAGCAGCAGCCCGGCGTCGCCACCGAGCAGCTCAGCACCCAGCAGGCCGACACGATCAAGGCCAAAGCGTGCAACGTCTACGCCGCGGTCGCCAATGGCGCGAAGGTGATCGAGGACGGCATGAGCTGCAGCGGCGAGTTCACCGACACGATCATCGGCGCCGACGCGCTGGCGCTCGACATCCAGGGCGCGCTGTTCAACGTGATGTACGAGACCAACACCAAGGTGCCGCAGACCGACCCCGGCATGGCGCTGTTGACGACCGCGGCGGCCTCGGTGTGCGCGATGTATGTCGCCAACACCTTTCTGGCGCCGGGCACCTGGAACGCGCCCGGCTTTGGCATCATCAGCGAAGGCCAGCTGCTGCCGCTCGGCTACTACATCTACGCGCCGAGC